TTGTACACCTGATGGCATGTTGTTTCTAGTGGCTTGTTGTGCTAACTCTGCTTTTCTTTGTTCAAACAAATGACGAGGAGGCCCTTGTACACCTGATGGCATAGTATTAAACATAGATGTTCTAGCATTAATCATGCTTTTAGAACGCCCAGTAATACCTACGGACTGTTCAAATCTCGCCTTAAATAATGCACCTTGAGATCTTGCAACCTCTCTTTCTAGTGCTTTATTTGAAACTTTTGTGCTGCTAAGTCTTGCTCTTGATAGTTGTTCTTGTTTTTTAAGAGCTGCTGCTTCATTTTTATCTAAGACTTTCTGAACTAATGTTCTATCTCTTGCTTCTTTTTGTATTAAATCTCTACGGTCTTTATACGCCTTAACGTGCGCATCTGTGATTGCATTTGCTGATGATTTAACTTTAGATACTTTCATTTGCGGAGCAGCTATTGCATTATTGACAAATTGCATTTTCTTCTGCAATTTATCAAGCATTTGATGTGCTTTTCGATAACTAGCAAAATCAATTTTAAACTTAACTATGTTAGTTAAGCTACTCGCTAACACATCTGTCATTTATCCTCCATTGGGATTTTGTGTGTTATCTTGTTTCAGATAAAAATAAAGAGCCTATTTTTGGTAGGCTCTTTTAGTTATTAAAATCTTGGCAAACCAGCAGGAGCCTTGTTCTTATTTTCTTGGTCTTTATATGAAGTTTCTGTTATATAGTCCATTATATCTAGATATTCATTAAGTTTAAAAATGAAATCCATATCTTGTTTTTCTAATGATTCCATAGTTTCATTTGATTTAGATATAACCCTAAAAACCATATAATCAAACCAATCTAAACTGGTTGATTTTTCAACTCTTTTGATTGCCTGTTTTAGAAGTGGGGATAATTCTACTTTTCTAGAGCTTTCGCTTGTTGTGTGATCGGCCCCAGCACACCCATCATTCTGCCGAAACCTCTCTTGAAAAAACATGCATAATGTTCTTCCAAAATAAGAGTAGCTAACTCCAGTAAGGCACTTGGATCATCTTCAAAGATGTCATCAATATTTTCTGCTACATTCTTCTGACCACAGAAAGAACCTTCCACTAGCATTTTTAGGAAAGTATTAAAATCATCTTCTTCCATTGTCTGGAACAAAAGCAACAAAGCTTGTGGAATACCGTCTGTAGAAAATCCATCAGAATCTTTTTGGAATACCATAGAAAAAGGTACAGCAAAATAATTACCAATAACTGGTAACTTCTTATAAACCTTTGTAGGACTCCATTTTTCCATGCGAATCTTTAACTTCTTCTCTCCGCAATCTATTTCAAAATTTAATTCTTTGGCCATAATTATACATTCTCTCTTCTTTTAATTTTTTAAATAAAAATGGGGAGTTTATAAACTCCCCTTTACTTATCTATTGTATCACAAATATTTTATTATGTCAATATATTTTATAGTAGAGATGAAGCAATGGAATTAAGCATTGCAGTAGTCAGATCACCAGAGATAGTTGCATCCGCTAAACCAATAACCCACTGCATTTCACCAACCTCTTTTGCTACAGTATAATCAGGTTGAGTTTGGATCCAACCTTCTGTGGAAAGTAAGGTCATACCGCTTGGATCTTCCATAACAACGGGGAAAGTAACCTTGCGAGTGGTTTTTGCTTGAATTGCATATGCTGCAAGAACTTTATTACTAGGGCTTGTATTCTGAAGTCCAATAGTCATAGTGCCAAGAGTGTTACGGTTGATTGCAACACTCCAATCCCCATCAGAACCTACCATAGGAAGGATATTGTCTTCTGCTTTTGCAACTACAATCTTATTCTCAGTAAAACCATAAGGGTTATAACCACCAAGCAGTAGTACTACTTCGGATGGATCAAATGCCCCTTGGCCTGTTAAATGTTTTCCAGCCATTTATTTCTCCTAATTAATCACGACGCAGAAGGACGTTGGCAGTAATCTTGCAAGTATGAATGAAAGAAGTATAAATAACTTCTACTTGAATATCATTCAAGAATCGGTTAGCTAAATCATCTTCAGTAATATCTGCAACAGAAGGAACGGTAACTTTTGGACGCCAGTCGAGAATAGTACCATCGGATTTAACTGGTGTTTCATTAGAGATAGACCCATTACGAATACCAACATTAATTGGGTTGTTGAAAATTGCTTGACGAACAGCAGCAATACCACTAGTATCAAAATGGATAGCATCACCAACAGATGAACGGCGTTTCAGTAAACTCCCAACAGATTCTTTAATACGAGCTTTCAGCCAATGTTTGAATACAACTAAGTCAACATATTTACCACCAACAGTGCGTCCTTCGCGGTAGAAACCTGAGCTACGGAAAGCATCATAAATATTACCACCTTGGGATACTATATTATCTTTTTGGGTAATAGTCAGAGCATCGGTTGCCACGCCAGCTAGGGTCTTACCGTTTAAGGTATCAGTACCATTAGCATCAATATTACGACCTGCTAGAACACCTACAGCAGCAGCTTCGGGGTAAGTAATGTCTGCATCGTCTGACCACTTAACAAAGATAGTATTCTCATAACCTAGTGCTTGGAGGGTTTCTAGAATATTTCCAGGAGTCTTATCACGGATAGCGGTAGCTTGAGAGCTAAACATATAAATCTTATCTACAGATTCAATGTATTGTGCTACATCGGTGATATCTGTATCAGTATGGCTATCAGTAGTTACCCAATACCAGTTGTCGTTTTCTGCAACAATAGCTGCAAAAGTATCCGACATATCTTCTACGGTATTAAACACAACGGAAGCAGTATCACTTACAGATACGTCAAAATATTTACCACTGATGGGAGTAAGAACCAAAGCATTTGCTGGTGTGGTTACAGTAACAATTGCATTCCAAGTAGTGTCTGCTGCAATCAGTGCTGCTAGACCAGTTGCAATCTCAGAGGCGAGAGCAGAACCATCAGAAGTAAAACTAAAGGTCTTAAAAGAAGTACCACTACGCAGAGTAACTGTGTATACTGTATTATTAGCTACAGTAAAAGCAACAGTAGCAGAAGTCATTGCACGACGACCAACAAGCACAGAAGTAGGAGTATTTACTTGTGCGAAAATAAGAGCTGCTTGGGTATATACAGCAGAATCACTAGCAAAACCTGCACTTGAAATTGCAGCTAATGAAGTGTATCGTTGGGTGCGAGTACCAAAGACATTATGGGTAGCCACAATCAAAGGTAGTTCAAAGGATACAGTAGATAGTGGTTGAGTTGCATCTGCAACCTGCACATCTACAATTTCCTCAGTATAGGAATATGCCATCTATTTCCTCTATTAAGTTATTGATGTTTCTATGTTTGTATTAATAAAATCCTCAGATCCCAAATTTGGGATAATAGAGGCATTGATAAAAACTGTTTCAATCGGGGGAACAACAACAGAATCTAAATCTTTGACTAGACAGTGAAGGAAAACCGTCATTCTTGCACGTCTTTCTTTTCTAACACCATCAAGCACCGTATCTACTCTTGTTGGGTTTGTGCATTCTAAGAAACCAATACCTTTGGAATACAAATGTTTATACTTAGAATCTTTATTACCTTTCAATGAATGGTTTAATTGCCAAAGTGTAGACATCGGTGTGGCTGTTACCTCTGATGTAGTAGAATCTTTCCTCTCTCTTAAAGCAATCAATTCTAACACTACTCTAAAACCAACTGTATTTTGGAAGTTATTATCTACATCATAACCGTTGTCAAAACCCCAACCATCATCATCTATACTGAGAATTTGAATCCCTAATGTATCTGTGGTTGTTGAAGGCCAATCTTGGTCTAATAAGAAAAGCTTTGTAACTCCAGTAACAGATTGGGAGAATATCCCGAAAGATGTTAGTATGAAATCTTCAAACTTTTTATAATTATCATAGTTCATAATTAATCCTCACGAACAATGATAGCTTTGTAGTTTGTTAAGAAACCACCAACTAAATATGGGTAAACTTTTTTAACTGTAAACCATTGCAAACCTTTACCTATATCTAATTCTATTTGATCTCCATAATTCTGAGTATCCTCAACAGCAGTTGTTAAGTATGTGTCTGTGTATAATTCAAACACCAACTTCTCACGCAGACCTTCTGAGAGAGTTTCCATGGTTGATTCGGTGGCTGGTGTATAAACAGCATTAGTTATATCAAATAAATCGTATGTGATTGAAGCTGTGTCGTTTTCAAAAACAGATCCTGTAGTGTTAACTAGGGTTCTATGTCTTCCTTGGAAAGTATTAGTTTCTATCAGAGAAAATCCTGATAATTCAAACAAGATTCCTCCTATGGTTTGATTTTTATTGTTACTGATTTTTCTAAAGTTCCAGATTCAATAAGAATCGTATCAAAACCTTTAGCTGCAATAGTAGCAGGTTTCAATGCAACAAAATTCTGGAATGTGATAGTATTAGAGACATTTTGTTTTGCTGCAACTCCAACTCTGCCTAGCATACTCATCAACGTTGTTTTTCCTGCCAAATATTGGTTGTAGGCAAGTTTTACAATGTTCATTTTGAGTAATGTGAAATAAATACCTGACTGAGCCATGAAAGGACGAGAAGGGATATTATGTTTTGTTGATCCACGTTCCATTGTTAGTGCTAGAGATGCCATATCCCACTGTGCTTCATCATGCCATTGATCAGAATAGAAACCATACTCCACTACCGCACCATTTAGTGCCAACAATCTTTTCTCAATAGCAAGGAGCATCGAGTTATCAACAACCACTTCAGATTTTATATTAATCATTTTATATTTGATACTCCTATTATACCATTTTTTATTAACTTCGTCAATGACTTAATTAAAAATCATTATCTTTTATCGGTGGGAAGTAATAAGGATCTGATTGTTGATCTAAATAATCTTGTAAATTAGTATCTCTTGTATCTTGGTTCTCTGCATAACCTGCACCAAATAAATCAGGATCACTATAAATTTCTTGTTTTTCAGAACGAGAAACACCACCTACTTTAATTAGATTTCCAAGTTTACGTTTCAGTGCCTTACAGACCAATTCAGGATTCTTCTTATACATATCATATAAATCCCCCCAAGTGCTCGAAGATGTGGATTCACTAGAAGCAGAATATTGGATCTCCTTCTTAATAGACCCCATTTCTTCTTTAACCTTGGTTATTGCTCCACCTGATACACCTCCCGTAGACGCCACAGACTTATTAACAAGCCATAGTAAGCATTTCATAAGAGCATTATAAATAACATAACACTGATTCTCTAATCCAGTGTCGTAATCCTCTTCTTCCATTGTAACAAAACGACCTATTGTAGAATCGGGAAGTATAGAAGTATTCACATCTCCTAACAAGAATCTAATCTCATCAATACGACCTTGATGGTCTAAAAGTGCCATTTAATCTCCTTTCTGATTAAGGTTTGACTTCTCTCCGACCTGAAGGACGGAGATTCTTCTTACGAACATCAAAGA